GAAAGGTTGCTCGTGAAATCATTGAGGCAAAATGGTCAAATCCAGCAGAAGAAATTATTACAGAATTGGCCATTGCTCTAAAAGGAAAGTCTGCCACCCATCTATCGTTCATTGAACTTAAGAAACCACCTCCTGCTGGAAAGTCGGTCTCCCTAACTGTGATTAACCAGAAAATTCCCGAGATTCTTTCAATTATTAAAAATCAAACTGCAAAAAATGAAAAGAAGATTGATGATTTGACCGCAATTCTAAATCGGAATTTGCCACCTATTGCTGGTGACAGAGCAATTCAAATTGGCATGGTGATGTGGGTAAATGGAAAGCCCGCCGAGAAATGGATTTACACACTTGGAACATGTGATCCAGTCCAGCACGCCGAAGACGAGGATACTTCAGTACCAATTCACACATTTCCATTTGCCGACCAAGGAGACGCGGGAGAGTCAGCAATGTTCTCTGCTTGGATTTCAAAACTCGGTGATATTAACCCAGATATTCTAATCGGATACAATATCTTTGGTTTTGACGAGCGATACTGCTGGGATCGTCTGGAAGAACTTGGATATATCAACTCAGAAAAGCATTTGGACCCTCGTCTAGCCCAACATATTAGTCGCCTCAAGACACAGCCTGTGGCCCTAAAAGAGCAACGCTTGAGCAGTGGTGCGATGGGAGATAACTTCTTCTATATTCTGGAAATGCCCGGCCGCCTGCAGATTGATTTGCTTCCATATATTCGCAGAAACTTTAATCTTCAGTCTTATTCACTTGATTCAGTTTCATCTCATTTTATGGCAGGAGCCCTCAAAGGAGCACTGCTGGAACCCGCCAAGGGAAGTCTAAAAATTCAAACAAAATCCACAAAGGGTCTTCGTGTTGGTCGCTATGTAGTTATTCTGGATGCTGAGAATGATAAACTAAGCGGCAAAATGGAAGTTGTCGCAATGACCGATAAGGAGATTACAGTCAAGTCAAACCAGCCTCTAGCAGAAATCCTTGAGAATGGTCGGCCCGAATTTTGGTGTATGGTAAAAGACGATGTTTCACCGCAGGATATCTTTCGTCTACAAAAAGGGTCAGCCGCTGACCGTTCAATAGTAGCAAAATACTGTTTACAGGATTGCGACTTGGTAATGGATCTCTTCAATAAGTTGGAAGCCCTCCGAAACGCACAAGCCATGGCGGATGTCTGCTGTGTACCAACGGGATATATCTACATGCGTGGACAAGGAATTAAGATTGAATCCCTGATTTTCAAGGAGTGTATGAAAGAAGGTCAGCTCATTGAAGTTCTGCCGAGCCAAGGATTTCCTGATGCGGAAGAAGTGGAGTTGAAAGCCGACGGGGACTCGGAAGCAGAGGAAGAGGAAGAAGATTCATACGAAGGTGCGATTGTCTTGGAGCCAAAGACGGGTATTTACTTGGATGACCCTATCGCAACACTGGATTTCGCTTCTCTTTATCCGAGCACAATTATCTCGGAGAATTTAAGCCATGATACGCTCATTTGGGTGAAGGATTATGCGGAAGATGGTACTGAGACTTTAAAAGAGGGCAGTGATACTTATGATAATCTTCCCGGATATAAATATGTCAATGTGGAATATGACATCTTGAAAGCCGACCCCTTGGATACACGGAAAAATCCAGCAAAGACAAAGGCGGGAACGAGGATTTCCCGCTATGTTCAATTTGCGGGCTCCGAGAAGGGAACAATTCCGAAGATTCTACAGAAGTTGCTAAAAGCTCGTAAAACGACTCGTAAATTGATTGAGACAGAGACGGATGACTTCAAGAAAGGTCTGCTAGACTGCCAGCAGAATGCCTATAAGATTACAGCCAACTCATTGTATGGTCAATTGGGTTCTAAGACATTCAAGATTCGCCGAGTCTGCTTGGCTGCGTCTACCACAGCCTATGGCCGAAAGCAGTTGATGTATGCGAAGGCGGTTGTAGAGGACTGCTATTCGGGAAAGAAGGATCCTCGTTGTGACGCAACTTATGTATATGGCGATACAGATTCTGTGTTTATCAACTTTCGTGTTCGTGACCCAGTTACAGGAAAGCCAATTAAGGGCCGTGATGCGCTACCGATTGTAAAGACGCTTGCTATTGAAGCAGGTAAACTCTGTACATCAGCCTTGAAGCCGCCGCATGATTTTGAGTATGATAAAATTATGTGGCCTTTCTGCTTACTTTCCAAGAAACGCTATGTGGGCAACAAGTATGAGGATGACTTGGATAAACCGGTGATGACCAGCATGGGTATTGTTATGAAGCGTCGTGATAATGCTCCTATTGTGAAAGTGATATACGGAGGTATCATTGACCGGATTCTACAGAAGCATGATGTCGTGGGAGCCTTTGAATATACAAAGGTTCTAGCAAAGGAACTAATTGCTGGAAAGTTCGGAATGACAAAGCTGACTATTACAAAGTCTCTACGAGCAGAGTACGCAAATCCGGAGCGCATCGCACACAAAGTGCTAGCAGATCGAATTGCTGCTCGGGATCCGGGAAATGCTCCGACATCATCACAGCGTATTGGGTATATTTATGTAGCAACTCCGAAGGGACAGCCGGAACCAACACTGCAGGGAGATAAGATTGAGACACCGGGTTTCATTACAGCCAACAAACTAACTCCGGATTATGCGTATTACATTGAGCGGCAGATTTCAAAGCCGGTGGCACAGGTATTTGCTCTAGTACTTGAGTCCCTGCCGGGTTTCAAGAAGTCAATGATTCCGAGTGGTCTAACCGATGACAAAGTCATCATAAAGCGACAGAAGATTGCTGAACAACTCTTGTTCGGAGAAATCTTGTCAAATTGGAAGAATAAGCATTCGGGGCAGGTGGATATTCGGTCTATGTTGTTTCCTTCAAAAGCGAAGGCCTGATAATAAGTCTGCTATTTGATCATCAGTAGCATCAGGTAGAACTGAACGGTGTCCTTGTCTAGAAGCATTCTGTTCTGCTCGTTCACGATTTCGTAAATTACGAGTCCTATTTCTATTTTCATTTCTATTTCTGTTTCTATTTCTGTTTCTAGTATTTCTGTTTTTGTTTGGTTTTCGTTCTCTGCTACGGCTACGGTTTCTTTGACCACCAGAACCGTGTCCGGTACCATAGCCACTACCATAGCCTCTGCCTCTATCAGCAGAAGCCAAGGAATATAGATTTTTTGAAAAGGTTGGAGATGTACGCATCCCAGACCAGCCGGCTTCAAGTTGTCTTCTCTGCTCAGGAGTTAGATCCATGTAGACAGTTACATAACCTCTTTGAGAGGGTTGTTCAGATAATTGAACTGGGACTCCTCGTTGGACCAGACTTTGAAATGTTGACTCTTTCATAAGTTGATAGACTCTTTGCTTCGCTGCTGGAACCGCAGGAGGAGCAGGAGCATTATGCTCTTCCTCTTCAGGCTCTGCTTCAGGTAAATTCGCAAATCCAAATGCGTTGTTATTCGGATTACCCATCCCTACTTTTAACGGCGGTATTTACGGCTTGAGCCACGTTTCAAAGCCTTTCTCTTTTGACTCTTCTGCTTGCGTCTGCGGGAACGAGCCATTTCTTGGCTATTGACTCCACCAGCCGCGGCGGGAGCAGGAGCAGCAGCAGCGGGAGCAGCAGCACCCGCACCAAAGACACTTGGTGCCATAAAGAATCCAGCAGGAGCAGCAGGCGCAGGAGCATAAACGGGAGCAGGAGCTCCCCCACCAGCACCAAACACAGATGAGGGAAAGTAGCCTCCGCCTCCACCTCCACCTCCACCACCACCTCCAAGTGGTTCACCTCCCCAACCAGCCGCAGCAACTTCATCTTCTCCAAGTCCAAAACCTCCTAAGGCGTTAGCCAGAGAATTTGCCTCAGCTCGAGCAGCTGCTGCTTCACGACGCTTTGCGGCCGATGCCTCCCGTTTGGCAGCTGCTTCAGCCTTCCTAGCAGCAGCCTCTGCGGCCGCAGCCTGTTTCCGTTGCTCAGCAGCCAAAACACTTGCTCTTTTTCCACGAGATCCTTCTTCTACGCCCATTGCGGCTCCAGCAGCATTTGCTTTTGCCGCCTTTTTAGCCGCAGCCGCCGCAGCCTTCGCAGCTAATTCAGCTTGCTCCCTGGCAGCCTGCTGTTGAGAAAGTGCCGCTGAAACTTCAGGATCGGCTAGTAAAGCATTTAATACAGCTAAGCCAGGACCTCCTGGTGCTAGACATTCAGTTTGAATCTGTCTTAGAGCCCCATCTAATGTTTGGCCTTGAGCCATCAATTGACCTAGATACGTTTTAGCATCCATATTCTATTCTATGTAAATAAAATAGAATGTTGGTGACTATTTATCAGACTAATCTTCCCGTCATTTCCTTTGACACCTCCCCCTTTGTAACAATAGGTTTTATGCTAGAAAATCTTAATAAATATCGTGGACCAGATGCTCAAATCCAAGATCTTTATATAGATGCGCAACGCACTAAGAAAGCAGATAAAAATTCTTGGCTTTTATTAAATACCATTTTTTACACATTAAGTGTATCTAGTCCTTCTGTAGCCGCTCCTTGATAAAGTGTACGAATATCCGCACGACAATTCGGACAATGAATATTCTGCTCAAACCATCTATCCGCACATATTTTATGAAAATAGTGCTGACAGCCTCTGAGTTTTCGCCACATAGTATCTGTTATTTGAACACCACTCAAATCTTCTCCGGGTGTGGACCGACAAATTGTACAAACTGTCCCTGCTGGAACACCTGTAGAATCCATTAAAATTGTATTCCGGGAATATGCTGCCGCACTTGGACGAACAGCTACTGGATCCCACCATCTAGCACCGCCAGGAATTGTCACTGTAATTCCAGAATGTCCTCTCTGAATTATACGATTAGGCGCATTAATAATCCGCCCTCCTTCTGTCATATCAGATTCATCATCTTCTTCAGAGGATGATGTTGAAGCAGCGGTAGCAGTAACAGTAGCAGTATTAGCAGTAGTAGCACTAGTAGCAGTAGTAACAGGAGGAGTCGCAGGCGATACAGCATTCTCAGCCATAATTGATAGCAAAAGACCTCGGAGAAAACTTTCAGATACATTAGATTCATATGTTGAAACAACAGGAACAGCAGGAGGCACTACAGGATTAGGCATGCGTGAAAGACGCGTTGATCGAAAAGCATGTCGCCGACTATCGGCTTGGTCGCGCAAATATAATCCTCTTTCCCGATGATAGGCCGGAAACATATGTCCAACCCTCTGCTGGAAAAAACGAAGAATAGGTGAATTAAACAAATCAGAATCATATAATGCCTCAGGCATTATTTCATGTAAATCGTTTAAAAGTATATTTTCATAGGGCCGGTTACGGTTTCCCCCTGCTCTATTCATTAGAGTATTTTAACTAAGTTTTTTTAAGCAGACACACAAAAAATTGAATCGCCAATTTAATGAGATAAAATGAAAGTGAAAAATTGGAATGTCTGAAAATACGGAATCTCAAAAAGAACCGGTACAGGAAGTAATTAAGGCGAATGGACGGATTGGTCTAGCAAATCTCGGAAATACATGCTTCTTGAATTCAGCCCTTCAACTTATGCGATACATTACTCCTGTTCGTCTATATTTCCAGAACACAGAATGGATTTATCACGCGAATCCAGCAAATAAGTATTCTCCGATGCTTAATGGAATTAGTGAATTCTTCAATGCGATTTGGCGCAGCGATTTGAGTATAAATACAAAAATTGCTCCTGGTCGTTTCTATCAGACTCTTACTGAGATTGCATCAAAGGTAGGCTATGATGATCTAGCAGTAAAACATCGTCAAGCCGATGCGGGTGAAGCCCTCCTCTTTATGCTAGATTGTCTTCATGAAGGCCTGGCTCATCCGGTGGAAATGGTAGTTACTGGTATTGCGACAACTCCTGAGGAGCGGCGTTGGACTAAATCTTACGAGCAGTGGATTCAGCATTATAAGAAGCAGTGGTCCGTAGTGATTAAGACTCTTCATGGACAGAAGATGACCGCAACAACTTGTAAGACTTGCCAGTATCATTCAGAGCGGTTTGAATCATGGGGGTCACTCAGTCTTCCAATTGTAAACGGTGATAAGCCCGGCACTCCAGCACCAACTCTTCTTGAATGCCTCGAGGCATATTTCAAGGAGGAAATTCTTGAAGATTATCACTGTGATGTGTGCGGTAAGAAGCGTGAAGCAGTACAAACTAGCAGGCTATCCATTCTTCCTAAGTATATTGTGCTGAGCATTATGCGATATACAAATCGGGGAAATAAGGTTCGCGCAAAGATTGACTTTGACCTAAATTCTGTAAATCTCGATTCATGGTTTATTGGTAATCGGGATACAACAAAGACGAAGTATCGCTGTACTGCTGTTATTGACCATCATGGAGTTATGGGTGGTGGTCATTATGTATCATCTTGCCGATATGAGGATAATACTTGGCTTCGCTATGATGATGAGTCTGTCCACTCAATGCCCACTGAGCATGTAAATAATGGTGATACATATGTGATTCTTCTAGAACAATGTCCTGATTCATCCAATACAACTCCAGCCGCACAGCAGATCGGACCTAATATGGATATTCTTTCGCACAAGTAGGATGAGTGCTAATCTAGGATTTACTTCAACAGCACCCGCAACAAATTTTGGCATTCGTAACAGAATATCTAATGTATCAAATACAGCTTCGCAGGCAGGTTCTTCTGTCTGGAGTTTCTTTTCTTCTAATCTTTTTTATGCTGGACTTGTTCTTTTTTTCCTAGCGGCAATTTATCTCTACTGGCATTACATTGGCTACACCATAAACAGCAGTTATACTTCATTAGTGGATTTAATCCGTAAAAGACAGGAAGGTTCGGTAGGAATTAATTTATGGGGCGATGAAAAGCCTGAAATAGGAGCAACTGCGACCATACCGCCTCCTCCCCCAGAAGAATCTCCGATGTCAAAGAATGACCTACCTGCTGGAATCCCCGGTTCTCGTGATGCTCCTCCAGTATCTCCTTTGGATTTGCGCAACTCATTAATGCCTCCTAGAGGCGAAGTATTCAATGTAAGTCGCAATATCTATACCTATGAAGATGCTCTTCCTGTATGTAAGGCTCTTGGTGCGGAACTAGCAACATTTGAGCAGGTTCAAGAAGCCCATAAACACGGCGCAGATTGGTGTAACTATGGCTGGGTAAAGGGTCAAATGGCGGTCTATCCTACGCAGAAAGAAACATGGGAAAAGTTACAGCATGGTTCTGAGCAATACAAGGGAGCATGCGGAAAGCCTGGTATTAATGGAGGACATTTTGACAACCCCGACCTCAGATTTGGCGTAAATTGCTATGGTATCCGTCCTGATAAAAAAGCAACTGATGAACTCTTGTCTGAAAATGGAGCAGCTCTGCCGGCTACACCTGAGGAAATTGACTTTGACCGTAAAGTACAAAAATTCCGCGACCAATTGGATACAATGGTTGTTCTACCGTGGAATAAGGCAAAGTGGAGCGGTTAGCGAAGCGACCACCCGACTAAAAGGAGCGGTTAGCGAAGCGACCACCCGACTAAAAGGAGCGGTTAACGCAGTGACCACCCGACTAAAAGGAGCGGTTAACGCAGTGACTACCCAACGAGAGAGAGCCCGTCAAGACCGTTGATAACACAATATTCACAGTTCTTGAGATATTTTCCCGTTAATTCCTGAATAGCATTGGCATGACTAACTATCAATATACGAGGATCTGGTTTATCCTTGTATAATTCCGATAGAAATGCGCACAACATCCACATACGATATCGTACCGTGGTCGGATTTTCTGACCTATTCCATACAGGTTGGACATCTGCTAGATACTTAGTGTCCCACATTGAGAAATACTTTTTTTTAATTTCATCGCGCGTTAAACGATGATTACATACATTTTTTTCAATTTGCATCTCAATAAGATTGTCATGAAGAACTGCTTGATGAACATTTATTTCCTCATAAATTTCACAAGCAGTTTCAATCGCCCGATTAAGAGGTGAACACCATATAGCAGTCCATCCATCCATACCAAACTCTTTAACAAGTTTTTCTCCAACTGTACGTGCTTGTTGAATTCCTAAAAGTGTTAGTGGAGCATCCCTAAACTCTTCATTGGTAAATACAGACTGTTCATTTTGATTTTCCTCATGAAATGCCTTATTATGTTTAGCCTCTCCGTGGCGTAAAAATATAAATTGTACCATTCTTAAGTATTTAATTTCTAAATACTAGCGTCAAATTTACTTACTAAATTGGATCTCCTACTTCTACTTCCTCCGTTGTCTCAGTCGGAGGAGTAGCTTCCAAAATCTGCTGTAGAAGAGCAGTTGATTGAGCCTCTTGAATAAGAGCAACAAGTGCCCTTGCTACACGAATACGCATTACTTCCAGCACTTCTGCGGAAGCACCCTGCCTCTTTAGTTCCCCCTCCTCATTACACAATGCTACCCAAGCGTCAACAGCAGACTGATTAAACTGAACTGACATATCAAGATATTATATATCATGATACGCCCTAAAACATTCAATTTTATTCAAACTCATGATTTGATTCATAGTCTCCATCATCTTCATAATAATCATCATGTGGTAAATTATTATGAGAACGCTTTGTATAGTCTTGTAAAATATTGGGTAAAGCATAACGCCACTTAATAATACGATTTTCCCATGATTTTTCAGGTCCTATAACTTCTTCCCAAAAGAGTGAATCAAAATAATGCCAATAAGCATCTCTCCATTCATTCTCATCACGGTCACTCCAGTCATCCGGCTGAGATATTTGGATATTTGTTTCTATTTTTTTTTGCAGATTATTATAAACAATTTTAAAAAGCAAAGAAAAATATTTAGTTACGCGTAGTTCTATATCCGGCAGGGGCATTACAAAAGAAAACTTCTTTTCCTTATAAGCCTTTCCTATATTTTGTATCAAAGAATGAATATATAGACGAGGAGTATATCCATCTACATCCTCTGAAGACCACCATTCATCAAAATTCGCGACCATTAGACAAAAATTGTTATTATTAATCTTTCAGCACAAGTGTTTAAGCATCTATAACTTTTCAAGAGTTTCGGTAATTTTAGTGGAACGACGCATCTGTAAATATTTAAACAAATCATCTGCTGTTTTACCCCGAGTTTCAGATGAGAACCATGCTCTAAGATTATCCTGGAGCCAGGACCATGATAAATTACTTTTAGTTTCTTTTCGTTGAAATTGAAGACGAGCACCATTTACTTCTAGCACGGCCTCTGATTGTTTCATTGCGAAAAGAATATCCTGAATCTCTTTTTCATGAATCTGTTTTTGCGCACGAGCATTTTGAGTCTGTTTATTAAAAGTATTTGCCAAATTATCGTAATGAACCCAAGCACGAACTGACTGCTGGAGTCGCTGTTGATTTGTTGGCTCATATGTTACGAGTGACATCTCTTTAGAAAATGTGATTTTATGAACTTTTATTTTCCGCAGCGATGCCCGTAGGGACAACCATAGGGACCGTAGGCAAAACAGAAGAAACAGAAGCAATAGTTGCCATTGTAGGAATTACATCAACCAGCGCAGTCACTGGATTGTAACCAGTGGCTTTCAGTGTTACAACGAGTGTAAGAACAGCAATAATAAGTAACAGAACAAATAAAATAGCAGAGAATGCGATATATGGGAAGATAGACTTAATTATATGCTGGATCAATGGATCTAATACATTAACAAGACGAACTTTATTCTCAGGTGCCTGCATATAATCCCATAGACTTGTTACCATCTGATTTCCCATAGTTCCGAATGCTTGCTTATACCGTCCTTCATTGGGCTGCCCCTGTGTTTGTGCCATTTAACCCTGAATATGAAATTAATCATAGCATTAAAACGCAATGCGGTAAAGATTATGTCCTAAAATCTAAGGCTCAGCAAGAATGGAATTGAGACTTTCTGAGCCTGAGAAGACTGCGTCTGGCTTCTTAATTAGAGTAAGCCAAAAGCCTGCTCTAATTACTAAATGGGAGGGAGGAAAGTGGAAGAATGATGAAGAATTACTAGCAGTCATAATGGAAACACGCCGTCACTTAATTGATATGTTATATGAAAAGCGTTCTTCCTGGTTTTCATCTGTACCAACAAAGAGTCAGTTAACAAAGTTAATGAAGGGCTGGGATACTAAGAATCTTGCGATGCCTTCTGATACGAGCAAAAACTATTCTGGTTCTCAAACACTTACTGCCGTTCAAATCTCTAATGAAGGAATTTTTCCGCGCTGGACCTCATCTGTCTGGCAATTGGATGAAGTATCAAAGATTTCCATGCCCTGGACTCAAGCTTCTGATGATGAATTGGAGGAAATTGATGATAGCCGGGAAATCAATATTGATGTTGATTCCGCTCCTGTCAAACTCAATCATCATGAAGACCGCAATTATCTGGACCGTAAGTTTGCAGCCAAGGAGCGTGTTAAGGAAGCCCGCCTGAAGGCACAAGTTGCCAAGAAGATGGCATTTCGTGAAATCAATTTCTTCTTTGAAAATTTTACTCTAGATGATGATGAATCCACATTTTCGGATTATGATTTAACGGATAACGAGGATGATGAATATGAAGAAGAGGAAGAAGTTGAAGTACCTCCCCATCCTGTGCGAAGCCCTTCAAGAAGATAAACACATAATCCTGGATGTTTCGCGGTTTAATAAGAAATCTCCCCTATGTTATTAGTAGAAGCAATGGACACTCGTGATATCCTTTTAGCAATTGTTATTGTTGCCTTGGGTGCTGCACTGGTATATTTCTTAGATCCTACATTCGGTGGTCTTGTCAAGATGTCAAGAAACCATTTTACAATGCCTGAGACATTCGTTGATGCTCCTAGTTACCCGACTGCTAATCCCCCTGTTCCTAATGTTGCGGGTGTAGAGCAAATGTCTGGAAACTACAGCGGCAACTATGTTGAAACGAGCAGCGGTCTTTCCCCGGCTGCGTCTGGATTTGAGTCCACTGAGCAGCCGCAAAACTGCTACCCCAAGAAGCAGCTCAAGGCGTCTGAACTCCTGCCGAATGACCCGAATAGCCAGTGGGTACAGGCGAATCCGATGGCGCCCGGTTCAATCATGGACAAGAACTTCCTCAATGCTGGATACCAGATTGGTGTAGATACAATTGGCCAGTCCCTCCGTAACGCTTCCCACGATCTTCGCTCTTCCCCGCCTAACCCGCAGGTACAGGTCGGTCCCTGGAATCAGACCACGATTGAGCCTGACGTAAATCGTAAGCCTTTGGAGATTGGCTCATAAATTAATAGCTTTTTGGCAGAATACACCTAATTTAAAACAGTCAAACTGTTTGAAATTAAGCATACAGGATAGGGAATGTCAAGTCAAGAGAATATGTTTATGTTTCTCTTTGCCATTACAGGAACTGCTTTGGCTACATATTATACACGAAAAGCACTCTTTGAAATGTCTTATGTTAAATCAACTGTAGATGATAATAGTTATTTAGTTCGCAACCTGCCTGATAAATTAGAAGCCGCAAATCGCCTAGCTGAAGTCCGAAGCCGTATTCTCCGACTAATAACGCATTTCAAGCAGTCCAAATCAGATAATCAAATCGCACTTGATATTCTTAAGAACTTTGACGCAGAGCCTACACGATTTAGTGAATCTACACCCGATTCTAGTTATACATCCTTTACACTAAATAAGGGTGAAAAAATACATGTCTGCTTGAGACAAAAGAATTCCAGTCAAGACCTTGTGGATGTAAATATTCTTACATTTGTAACATTACACGAAGTTGGACATATTGGAACGCGTGAAATTGGACACACGCCACTTTTCTGGAATAACTTCGCCTGGATTCTGAAACAGGCAGAAGAACTCGGTATCTATGAATTTCAGAATTTTGCCGAACAACCAGTGCCTTACTGTGGAATAAGTATTACGGACCAACCGAAATATAAGGAAACAGCAATTAATGATTTAAATAAGAAGAGATAAAAGGACGATAGAAGATAGGATGAGCCTAGCAGACTTAGGTATGGAATTTACTGGCAGTTTCTTAGAAAATGACGGTATTCTTGAGTATGTTGAGCATTTTCGTGATGGAACTACTGCCAATTATGAATTGACAAATGTATTTCCTTTCACATCTATTGCGGATTTGAAACGCATGATATGGATTGATGTAGGCGGTTCAGCAAGTTATACACCGAATTTTGTATTTGTAGCATATGAAAAAGACGGTAAATATGTTCCTATGGATTTTCATTGGCCAACTGAATCAAGACTACCGGCAGAACTACCTGACCCATTAACAAATCAAGAACCACTTCCCGAACTAGTGGATTCTGCTGGAAATCGTAGTGGTACAGCAACTTTTCATATGTATGCAACAATTGAAGATAGTTTCAGATCAAATCAAATAAAGCAACCAACTCTTCACATCTGGCGTCTAAGTGAAATTCTAGGACCCGATAGAAATGCTATTAATATACAATTAATTGATGGTTTTATTCGTCTTTATTTCCCATGGATTTCTGAACTTCGTATTGAAGATGCTTATGTAGAAAATTCGGATTCGGAATCAGAATCAAAAGACGAATACTATAAAATCTGTAAATCCTATATCACTTCACGACAGGAACAATTAACGCGCCTTGAAGAGGCCCTCAAAAAGCATGGAAGCAAAATGGGCGAACTTTACTGTAGAGCCATTGAAAAACTAAAAATTAGAATTCCAACAATTATTCCCAAACCTGAATCTTTAGAAATCCTTTTTTATGAGCTCAAACTTTCGCAAGAACTTCCTTTTATTCGTTATTTCTCCGACCGTGGTGACCAAGAACCCATTTTACGCTATCTTAAAAACGCTTACATTCCAGCAGATGCTATGACTGCTTGGCTCAAAGAACCTGTTAGTAAAAAGGAACAACTCATCCTAGGTAAAATTCTTATTCGTGGAAATCGTATCGCTGCTGGATCTGCGTTTGATGTTCTATTCTTTAAGGATAATACAGCACGAGTTGAAATTCAATCGCCCCGTAAAGACCACCTATTCTTAGGTAGTTTGATAGAAGAAGGTCTTGTAGGTCTTCAGAAATTTGTTACATCTAATTCATTTGAGCAAATTGAGCCCCCTACAGCTTCTCTTAAACTTATTGAATTACATGGAAAATTTGTATGGGAACATCCGCTTGTAAGTTCACCGCGTCCTTCTATTGAAGAAATTAAGGAGCGTCTTCGCAATTATTCCTATATATTTGAACTTGAGAAAGGTGAACCCGGTGTAATTAATCTTCGTTACACAGCATTGACTAATTATGAATCAGATAACAACATAACTGGCTATATTTCTCGTTTAGCAGCTTTAGAATTTTCCGAGCAGGAACTTTCACTCAAAGAGACAACAATCTTTTTTACTGAAAAGATTCAACGACGATTTAGTAAATCACCCAAAGAAGCCTTAGCTATTTTTCAAAATTTCCTGGAAAATAAGGGAAAGCAGGAAACAGTTGCGCAAGGTAAAGGTGAAGAAGCAGTTCCCTTACACAATGATGGCGTTATTATAACTATTCGTAATAATCACCCCTCCTATGAAATTGAAATCGCAAATTTATTATCACCGGGAGCAGGTGAAAATCTCCGGCGCATTATGACGGGTCTAGCAATTGTTCTGCTAGAAAAGACTGAAGTAAAATCTGAAACACCCACTGTTCTACAAGCAGTTGCTTCTATTAAAAAGGAAGATGCAACCCTGAGTCTAGCAGTAGACTCATCGGACGCACAAACACGAGCTGCGTCAGCAACAGCATCAGCAACAGTAGATGCTGGAAATTTAGATTTTTTGAACTTCTTGGAAGGTGAGGGAGACGAAGAATTTGAAGAAGAAGCAGGTGGACAAGAACAAGGAGAAGTTGGAGAAGAAGCAGGAGCAGCTATTGGTTCAGTTCCAGCAGAAGTTGTATCAGAAGCTGCGCCCGTTATATTAGCATCTCGTGCGCCCGTTGAAAGCCCTGAAGCCGCGCCAACAGCCAGCACTTCCGATGAAGTTCAAAAGGATGTTTCCAAATTCTATATTACAAAACTCAAACAATTGGATAGCGACCTTTTTGGCTACCAAGATAAACGGGCTGGAAAGTCCAAGGGTTACTCCTCAGCATGCCAAACATCCAACGGCGATATGCCGCATTCTCTATCACAATCACAATATGCTCGTATCAAAGAAATCTATAAAGATAAAATCACATTTATTGAAGGTCCTAAACCAAAGGGGTGGAAACTGAATGATAAACCTCCAATGGGATATGGTCCTAAGGTAACATGGGATTTAGATAGTAATTTTTCTCCACCAAGACCAGTGTGGGTTACACTTAGAACTGGTTCTGAAATAAAACGCAATTGGTACATGTGTTCTCTTTATTGGTGTCTGCGCGATGATATTCCTCTTATTGAATCAGAATTTGAAGCAAAGCACGAGTGTCCTCAATGCGGTGGTAAAAAGATTACAGGTTCTTCACCGTCACCCGGTGAAACTGTTCTTGAACGAAAAACTGAAAATGGTTTTAAGAAATATATTGGCTTTCAAAGTAAATCAAAACATCCCGATAATTATCCTCTACCCTGCTGCGGAATAAAAGCAAAGGAAGATAAATTAGTAGACACAACACGATCATACGATAAAGTTTCAATTCAGCCTGAGCAAGAACCCGAACAATTACAACCTAGTCAACTTGCGGCACAAGAGGAAGAAAAAGCCAGACAAACTCGGGGTGTTGTCCCTCTTGTAGAAATTAATAAAATCCTCAGTAGTCTTCCCTCTAAATACATTAAATCAGTTGGAAAGTATCCACTTGGGCCGGGTGAACTGGGTGTAGTTCCACCCCAAATAGATTCTCTTTTTGGACAAGATTCTACTAAAGCAATTAAGAAATCTGGCCCTCAGCAGATGTTATCTCGTGACCAAATGGTCTTTATTCGTTTTGGTCTTCAAAATACTGAGCAACCGGGTAATCGATTCCTTAGTATGCTGGGATTTTGGATGGGAACATTTAATTTAAATGATGTTATTTCGAGAATGACAACACCCGCTTTTGTTCACGCATTTGAAGATGCGAACTATGGTACTCTTGTTCATGAATTTGCGCGCCCCGACTTACCCGCAGAACCTATTGGAGATAGTTTCCGTAAATTCATAGAAGCAAACGGATATGCTCAAAACGAAGGTTCAAATCGGGCTAATCTTGTACGACTCTTCTATTCGTATCAGAATTTCATGAATTATGTACGAGATGCGAATACACCCAAAGATATTCGCTATTTTGAGCATCTTCTCATGATGCCTGGTGCTCTTTTAACACGCGGAATCCTGCTCTTGCGTATTCTTCGGGACAATGATTCTGATGATTGGGCAGTCCAATGTCCTGCTTTTGGTATTCCGAGCACAAATGATAAACCAACACCCGTCTTTGTAATTCATGACAGTAAATATAGTATATGGGAGCCATTGATTCTCTATGCTGGAACCGATAAAGCAATTACAACATTTGACTCTACAGATCTTTACGGAAAATTGGGTCAATCTAGCAGTGCGGCTATTCATAAATGGATTCTTGAAATTAAGAAAAAGGGCGTTGGATGTGGTCGTCTACAAACACCGCCCTACACTTGGTCACCTGCTTCCCCCACTGAAGCAGCCTCTATTCCTACAATTAGTGACATTCTCAAACACTGTCGTTCTACTTCTGTAGAGCCGCGTGGAATTGTGCGTGAACGAAGCAATCGTTTTGTTGGTTTTATTTTTGAGAATAAAGAGAATAGACGGTTCTTTGTTCCAGCCCGCGATGATGGAACAAGTACTCATCAATGGCCGCGATTCTATGAAAGTAAGGCATTACTACCCGCACCATCACTTAGTGAAATACAAACATTTTACAATGATAATAAATTCTCTAATTTAAATGGTTTACAAATTATTAAAATTTTAATTTCATCAAAAGAGCAGCCCGCAAAATATGTCGCTATTCTCCTTAAAAGTGGGGTGATCTTACCAATTGATCCTACACAGGATTCCGCTGGATTGGATGTTCAACCTGTAACTGATTTTCCTTGGGATTTAGATGAACAACTTTTACCATTACCTGCCAGACCCATAACGACTGAAATAGAATCTGAAGAGGGTTTCATTAATGAAACATACCAATATCTGCGATTAATTCTAGCTAATCACTTTAAAAGGGACGCAGAGGGAGCTCGTGTTTTAATTCAACTAAAGGCACTGCGTGATGCTAGAAATCTTCCGCTTTATGAAAGACGCAAACGCGTTGATACAATCTTATATTCAGTTGTTTATCAATTTATTAAAGAAACACCTTACACTACAACACTCAAAGAGTTGCCTCGTATTCGTAAAAATATTGGAAGTCCTAATATGAAATTGGAAGATTGTCCACCGGGAATTGCTTCTTGGTCCGATGGTCGCTGTATGTTACATGTACCCTCCACCGCAAATATAACTGCTCGTCTAACAGATGAAATTCTTCGCAATCCATGGGCATTCGCTGAAATAGATACAAAACAGGTGAGTCGTGTTCGTCCTTTATCAGGAACAGTTGAAACTGCTACAGAAATAATAACTACAGATACATTTTCAATTGATAGTCAAGTTGGAAAAATACATAAGACGAAATATACGCAAGGTTTACAGTTTGCGGAAGAACAACCGACAACAATGGACATTCTTAAAGCTGTTCTTGGTGGTCAGATTGATGAATCCTCGTCACTAGTCAAATCAATGACACGCTTAGAAGGAGAGGCTTATCACCTAGATTTACCTTTATCATTCAAGGATCGGTATAAGAAATTTTCAGTAGTTGCTAATGCGCAGGCAGACAGATTAAAACTTGGTCTTGTATATCTCTTTAGTATACTTCAACAAAAACAGAATCCAACAATCGAATCAATTTATGCGCAAGTTAAGAACAAGCAAGAGAAATTACGAGTTCCAGCAGATATAATTGCTGGAGGATGGCGTAGTTCACCTTATGATTTCTATGCTCTTGCGTTGGTAGCCAATTGTCGTTTGGCTCTAATCACGACATCAGTAACGGGAACTGTAGTGATTAATTCGTACTTTAATCCTATGGGAACTAACAAACCGGATATCATTTTACTCTGGGGAGAAGGACCTGATTTGGTTATAGATTTGGAAGGCCATGCGACTCATCATGTAAATACTCTTCCACCTGATTTATCAAAGCAAATGGAACAAATGGACCGTAATGAAACTTCCATAAAGAAGATTGACCAGTTACAAGTACCGATTGAATCTCTTGGTTCTGTGGTTGTTGCAGAACCTTTAGCTCCTACTGCTCCTCTTGAAGAACAAGTTGCCAGTGAAACTGTATCAATTGCTCCTCCATCTCAAGTGGATGAACCTGTTGCTCTTCAAGTTGCTGAGGAAAGACCAGTTGAAAGTAACACTGTATCAATTGCTTCTCCATCTCAAGTGGATGCTGAAGAAAGACCTTTCGTAAATGAAGTTGCTCTTCCTCCTCCCACCGAGTCTTTGGTTGTTCCTCCCCCAGAAGCTGTAGCACCCGCTGAACTCCCAGATGAAGGATTTAGCATACAAGAACCTGAAATTCCAGCCCCGGCACCTCCTGTTGAGGAATCACAGCAAGAACCAGCAGTAGCGTTTGCTGGTGTTGTAAATGATACAGAAGGAGAAGGAGAAGGAGAAGCAGAAGAAGAAACAGAAGGAGAAGGAAAAGAAGCAGAAGCAGAAAAAGCAGAAGAAGAAGGAGCAGAAGAAGAAGAAGCAGAAGCAGAAGAAGAAGAAGCAGAAGAATCTAAAAATGAACCTGTTAAAATATATTTGCCTGAAAGTAAAAATGAAGTAGAAGGTGAAGAAGCCCCAGCCCAAGAGGCTCAAGAAGAAGCCCCCGCCCAAGAGGCTCAAGAAGAAGCCCCAGCCCAAGAGGCTCAAGAAGAAGCCCCCGCTCAAGAGGAACAAGAAGAAGCCCCAGCCCAAGAGGAACAAGAAGAAGCAGAAGAATGGAATGAAGAAGTTAATCAAATACAAGCGGCTCAGCCGACCCTGCCGCAACAGCCGCCTTCCGAGCAGCAAATATCCCGTCCACCTCCTCCGGCATCATAGCCAGTTGAAGGACTTGAAATTTTGAATTAATCGGGTGAAGAATTACAAGAGCTAACTCAGATACCTTTTCCCCATAGTTATCCTCCAAAATCCGCCGGTAAACATTCAACTGAATAGAATAATGCCAATAATTCGTATCCGGCAAATGACTGACAGGCCCCAGCATATTATCATAGCGATTTTCAGTCTTAATTTCCTTTGCCCTCTTCCAATCATAGATTGCTAGAGTGCCATCGGGCTTCCTATACACCATATCAATAGAACCCGCAATCATTACAGAGCGGTCCCAAACCAGCCATTCCGTTCGATAAGGCTTAAACTTTGAACCAATCTTACGCTGATATTCCAAGAACATTGTCCATTCCGGTGATTCTAGCGGTTCATAATTATCACCTGCTAGATTGCCAACAGGGTCTGAGTTATAATAATGCTCAATGTCCAAGTGCATTCGTGTTCCCGCTTCCGATGCGGTTGCTCCATTTGCGTTCCATCCATCCTTAATTTCCTCATCCGTCTTTCCATAATAGGGCCCCACAGCAAATTTCTCTTTATTCTTTCGCATCTTTGCGATAATCGCATCGGGGTCAAAATGCTTATACAAATGGCTAATAATTGTGGTACATGATTTCCAACCAGTTGAATCGCCATCAATACTATAGGTGTGTGTTGATTCCTCAAAGGAAATATTATCATCCCTTGGATGTTTATTTACGACAGCCAAACGCTGCCAAGGTAGTGCTCCATCTGCTATTGATTGCGGCATCTTAGAAACTTAAAGAAGTTTTGACAGTTTCAAATTTTTTATGATTTTCTAAAGCATTTAAGAAAGTGGACTGAATCTATAATAATATGTCGTGTTCTTCTGCTCGTACCTGTTGCTTTCGTTCGCGCTCTGATCCTTATCTTGAAAACTTTGCTCTTCCCACTCTAAAGCAGCCCCCTCCCCAAAAAGATTTTGTGGGAACTCTTGCTGGCAGTGATACTGATAAACTAGAGGCTCTTCGCAAGTCTTACATTGGACAACTAACCGGTCTCGGTTATAAGGACATTAGTGAAAGTGAAGTTTTCACAAATTTCCCTATTGAAGCGTCTAAGAATAAGCAACTCTTAGGCTGCTATGTTAGTAACATGCCCTTCTGTAAGTTTCTAGAGAAGGGGTCAACTCCGGCCGAACTCCTCTTGAAGATTGGTCAAGCATCAGCCTGCGAAGAAATGCGTACCCTCAGCTCCATTCTTCGTGAGAATCTTCAACTGCTAGACCTCACCATGGTTTTTACAGTGGATAGGACAAAGGTCAATGATTTTCTAGCATTGGATTATATTGTCTACAAGGATGAGCGCGTTGATGTAGATCATCCGATGTGGCTAACCCTTGTACAGAGTGCTTTCACGGAATTGATTCTGCTGGTCTCTATTGAGCACGCAGTGTGGCATTTGATGGTTGCTCATATGGTCTACATGACAAATTCTCAGCTCTGCTGTACGGAGATTCTTAAGATTTTCAACATGAGCAGCAAGAATGTGTTCATCAAGGCCGCGGAAGTTAAGTTTCTCCTCTTTGGCAGCCCCCTAATTTTCAATCAGAATTTGAGCAAGAATGATCGCTTCAAGCAGTATGTTGATGAGAAGATTAGCGGTTTCATTGAGAACTTCAATATTGATACCGTCTTTGACACATATTTCAACACAGCAGCATCCGACCCCACCTTGAATTGGCTTCCGGGTCTGAAAAGCAATGTTCAAATCATCAAGAAGTTTGTGCGTAGTATTGTCAAGAAGCAGGGATATCCACTAAGCAATGAGAATGCGGCACTGACTAAGTTTCTCGGAACGCAGTATGCGAATAATCCGCTAATTACAACAGTTCCTTCAGTAAAGACAGTGCTAGAAATGCTTCTAGTTCTCGGTGCTGCTTTCCATTCAACTACATTTGAGTTTACGAAGCTCCTTTTCTGCGATGTTTTCAGTAATCCAAAGATGAGCAGCCTTGGCCTCAGTGTTGCGATTGCCACAATTGTGGGTGAAATTAACACAGTGTTCGGCGACCCTTCTCTTTATAATGGAACTCTATATGCGGTAGAAGTTGCGACTCTTAATAAGGATATTGATGAGAATAGAACAAAAATGGCAAAGTCATTGAAGGGGTCAGTCTTCTCGAATGATGTATATTCTACACGCGATGTTATGTTGACACGATTTGCTACAAATACATACACAACCTACATTTAACGCCAGCGCCCAGCACATCCCACAGTAGAATCTGTAAGATACCTGAGACTAATTTCACGAACAAGGTCGCGTGGCAACCACATATCCTTGTTAGTAGTTCCAGTCAAACCCCGTTCATATTGCCGCCTTTCCCGCAAAACACACCGTTCCAGCAGTTCCTTCTTCTCAGCCTCAGTAAATCGCGAAACTCTATAATATTTATATGATTGTTCTCCAATTTCAAATACACGCCAAAAGATCCCCATTTCAAATTCTTGAAAAGGACCATATGTTTGCGTAAAAGAAGAAGATTTATAAAATCCATCGTGAAAATGAACCATTTTATATCCAACTGTATTTGTCCAATAATCAGTAAATATTCCTCTAAATCGACTATCATTTCGTGTAGAAAATGCGTAGTATTTTTCACCCTGTTTGAGGTCCAAAATATGTATTTCTCGGCCAATAGGTACTTCCATTTTCGTGGCTTTATTTACTAGATTTCAATCAATTTTACAATTTAAAATATCCCTACCCTTAATATGTATGGAGTGGTCCACACCGATTCTGCGATTATCTATACGAATAAAAAAAGTCAATACAGAACCTACACTCCATGATTATAAAACACCAACTCCAAAGCAGAAACTTAAAAAAGTAAGTTTTGGTTCTATAAATATAGTTAAATTTGTAGTAATGCTAGAAGAATCTCCTCGGGATATGGGAATTCATTCTCCCGTACCTAAAACTCATAAAAGACAGCAAATGCGAAGATTTAGTATTTAGACTTTCCCTCCTCGGGTTCCTCCTCGTGTCGCACCACCACGACCACGGCCACGACCTCTTGTACCAGCTCCAGCTGAAGCACCAGCAGAAGGAGGAAGTACAGGTAACACAACCTCTACAGCCGCAGTTACAGGCAAACCACCCTCTCCAACAAGAGCTGCGGACAACGGTCCATATGAACGCCGGCGATAGATAAACCACCGGTTCAAGAACGAATATTCGCGCAACTTAGGAGACATATTAAAACGACCACCCATTTCATCATATAATTTCTTAAACATGCCGGATGTCTCTTTAAGACTGAGCCCAGTCAATTCTTCCGATGTAAGAACATCAATCCCCATCTCTGCTAACCGACTGCGCAGATACACAAAGTTCACCAAGTATTCCTCATGACCATCCCCGATGGTGATGAAGTTCACTTTAATTTTCCGGCCTAAGCCTCCATCTGAATCCGGCAGAGTAAGTTCATCCGGTAATGAATCATAAAGTTTTTCCAATGACCAAATCTCAGTATCACCCTCTTTTCCAGTTAGAACTCCGCCAAACCCAAGAGGAGCCAACCGATTAAATACTGTTTCGCCATCAAAACAGCAGCCAACAAAGAAGCCACCCACCTTCAAGTTATCCGCGATATTCTGTAGGAAGCCATCAATCATTGTCCGGTCCTGAAAGAAGTAGTGGAGTGTAAACATGCTGCTAATCACATCAAACTTCTCGGCAGCCTTTCCGACCAATCCAGTAGCTTCTAAGAAAGGAGCAACCTTGCTAGAAGAGCCGGGTGTTCCATAAAGCGCCCTCAGTAAACTCTGATCATCCGGTGTAATTCCAGAATCACCCGTTCCTAAAGGCCGTTCACACCGACCCTGTACGAAAACCATGGGAGCAACCTCGGGATATTCTAGTTTCTTATTCAAATAGCGGCGGTAAGCACCATCCCGCGGATTAATCAGTGAATCCTCTGCTAATTCAATTCCAAGAACCCAGCCAACACGAGCAGAGGACCATTTGTGAAGATCACCGATTTTACCACATCCCATATCAAGAACAGCAGATCCGGCCTGTAGAGTCTTACCAAAGAGAAGTGTTCCCTTAATAAAGTTGTGGAAAGAACGCAGATTCTTAACCTTGAATTCATTCTGCTGGTCAACCTTATTTACATATGAACGCTCAACTGAGACTGCGCTGGCCACTTCCACTTCCGGTGCGAGTTCAACATCACCTCGTACCATTTCCTCCGTAATAGGGTCATGAATTGATGCCCATACAGAATCGGCTACCTTCTCCGCATTGAGTGAACCACCGACTACACCCCGACGATAGGCTTCTGTCTTATCCCAACGAATACGCTCGGGTTGCCAACGCCAACCGGGAGCTGCTGCCGGATTATACGACATTTCCACAATCATATTGCTCGTAATAGGCTGTCCGTCTGTCACAGTCCGAATAACTGACTCCGCAATATCTGTTTCCCGACCATCAGTAATAATCGCAACATGGCACACTGACGCATATACATCTACCGGATCTAATGGATGGAAAACAATTGGCCGATAATCATCTGTATCCGCACCGGGTAGAGGAATCATCTCCAAAATCGTCTGTCGCGGATTCTTGAAGGCTGGGTCGCGAACACTACCAACATAGAGACGCAGAGTTTTATATGTAACTAGTTCATTTGTATCAGGACGCAACTGAGTCTGAATAATATCATCTCCTAGAAAGTTGCCATCTTCATCCTTTTCTCTTTCAACAATCACGAGGAAATCAACAGTATTTTTCTCAACAGGCTTCCACTTGAACTGAGCAGGCCATGTCCCTATTCCCATTGGTAGAGCTAAAGCATTAGGCGTAAAGATAAGTCCATCCGTTTCATAAGGAACTGTATTCCTTGTATCTAGCATGGCTGCTGCTTCCACGAAAATCTGTCGCTGAGGAGTTCCCGGTAAGGCAAACTTAAAGTGCTTAATGCCAATGATAAGTTGCTGCATGAGAGGTAGCCGAAGTGACTGTTGTGCTGTGGAGAGACCAGCAATTGCTTCCTTTAGCAAACGATGGCGAGCCTCTAACTCAACAGGTGCTCCTTCACCAGCAGAACCAGCAGGCACAAGTGATGAACTTATAAAAGGAAGCGATCTACAGTCCTTTCCACCACGCGTCCGTAAGATATCAAAACTGTAGAAGGTATTATGTGGCTCTCCCTTCTTTGTCTGCTGGACCCATTCGCCGTCTAGCACAGTTCCCCTCCAGACTGCGGGATCGGTAACTAAGCCTGTGGCATACACATTCATGTTCATATCAATCAGATATATCTGTCCACCCGCACCCTTTTCATCTCCATATACGAAAAGCAGAACGCGCAGGCCATCCGCCTTATCTGTTACATTATATCCACCATTCAGAGCTAGTAGACTAATCGTATCAGGTGTATTCTCTGCTGGAGGCAATAAATGTTTCTTCTCTAGTGTAATTGCTTTCGGCCCAGGAAATTTAGTATTCTGTCCGAATAGGCTCTTAAATGAATTTAGTACTTCTGCTCGTTGCGAATTCTTGATGACTGCGTGCGAACGCTGCTTCCCTTGTAGAACTTGACCGATTTTACCGATGAAACTCAACGGTTCTGTGGCAGCGTCCTCAATAATGGCTTCAACTTCCACTTCATATCGGAGCGGCTGATTTAGAATATCCGCCTCCTTAAAAGAAGTCGCTGTCGCATATCTTCGCTGCTGTGTATATGCGGATTGCCGGATAATGCTCAAATCAAAACGGGCGCCTTTTGCTGTAGAAAAGGAATAACGCCGAATGTATCGGAAACTTTTCTGTAAAAGGGGCCATTTCAGCATAATTTCCTGAAACTTAATATCATCGCGGGAAACATTCTGTTCACGCTTCAACTTAATTCGTACATCGTAATCCTTCAGTTCAATCGGCTGAATATCCCGAATATTTGCCTTTAGATTACATGTTGCGGAATCAGGCAATTTATTCGTTTGGCAGTACTTACGAACAGCATCTTCCCCTGTGATGACGCATCGCATTCCGCCTTCAACTATGATTGTAAGATAGGGCTGCTGAACCTCTTCTTGAAGACCAATACTTCTTAGGCGTTTCATGATATCCATCCATTGCGTAGCATCCACTCTTTGAATGACTGCTTCTAACTCTGTGTCCTTCAGGCTCCGCCAAGTGGACCAGAGACCTTTGATTTCTTCGTATTCTGTTTTACGGAGTTCCATACCTACAATATGCGGATAGTTAGTGCTTTCAATTTTTAATGAAATCAGTACGCCAAATCCATCCTACCAATTCTTGCTTTGTCATTGTTGGTAAACTGCCCTCTCCTCCTGCTGAAATCTTTGCCTTGAGTTCAGTAATTGTCTCTGGAATAGACACGGATGCCGGTGCTAGCCACTTCCAGCCCAATTTAGAAACCAAGTTCTTAAATTCTGCTCGTGTAGCATATGGTCCACCGGGACCAAGTAGCCAATTACTAGATGCGCCATCAATACAAACTACTCGGTCACTTACAGGCCGGCCAGTTGGATAGCACACAATCCGCATCTGCTCGGGAAAGAAAACAGCAATAGTAATGCTACACCAGACTGCTATAAAATCACAGACGGCCGAGGACAACTTATCCTTTAAGCAACTGTCGTAATCCCATGACCACTTTTCGAGAGCCTCCGCTTTCAAAAACCAGGCAAGAAAATGTGATTTAATCCAGCCACGAGTCCGACCATTGTTTTCTTTATAGATATCATCAAACTTCTGCGAGAGTTCAGAAATCTGTGTACGAATTCCATTGGAGTGATTTATTTTATCACTGTATCGAAAAAAAGGGTCAGCGTCTATACAGGGTATACTAAGTGGATGAGCAGGAATACTTTCATGAAGAAGTTTCCAACCCGTTCCAGCCAGCCACGCCGGTTCAGATTCAATAATATGCATTGTTTGCTTTTCTAAAGTTTGAAGCGAACAATGCCTATTTGTATTTGAGTTTATAGCAGCAGATAAATTCTTCCAGGATGTATACGGTGCCATCTCTATTAAAATAACGCCTACTTCTGTTTAAATGAGTTAATGAGTGTCTCTCTTTCGGAGAGTTCAGTACGGTTTTTCTTTACAAATTCAATAAATTGTTCAAGTGAATTGAATGTTTCTTGATCTAAGGCTGCGATATCAAAAAAAACTCCATTGGCATTTTCGCTGTAGTGAATATTCTTCTTTTGAAGCAGACGAAGTATCTCAAGATATTCAGGTTCCCCAAGCTGCTTGAGAGCATTTAAAAACTTTTCGCGACGAGTATATTCAGCAGTATCCATTTATTTTCAGAAAGAACTTATAGTGCAATTACTTCCGCAGCTTGGCTTACAACAGAAGGCTCAGCAGGAGCAGCAGGAGCAGCAACAATATCTTCAAGCGTTCCGACTGCCATAATAAATTCATCGTGTGACTGAAAGCGCGTTTTCAGAATCTTAACACGAATCTTATCTCCAATCTTAAGTTCATCAAAGTTTACATTTCCTTGATGAAGATCGCGCGGCATTAGAACACGCAATGAATCCTCAAAGGCTGAATAGGCGCCCATCTTATTTACCTTAAGAACTTCGGTTTCTACAATATCTCCAACTGCTGGATACAATACATCGCACTGAACCTTACAACGAAATGTAAAATCAGAAGTAAAAGTTCCAGATTTTGCCATTCCACAAGTTCTGCTCAAAAGTTTTAAACTATTTTCTTTAATAAATCCTTGCGGTGAGCACCGACCCTCCAGTTTCTTGCGGAGTTGAAGAGTTAAAAAGCCCTCCATGTCAATTGCTGCTGTTTCAAATTCTTTAGGAGTTAAGACGGCCTGTTCTTCAAGAAAACATGGATGGTACATCTATTTCTTCTTAAAGGTGTGATTTTAAGTCATCAAATTTTACTCCTTCTTAGTCTTTTTAATAGGATGGCATCCGCCATCATTAGATGACAATGTATGTCTAAAATTAAGACAAATTTTACTCTAACTATAATATAAAATGAAGACACGAAGAATAAAGAAATATACAAAAAATAAGACACGAAAGACTTTCTTATTTAATCCAGAGAACCCTGATAAGAGTTTTGATGTATACATTGATAAAAATCCTAAGGATACAATACCAATAAAGTATACAACCGTTTCCGATGTTGAAAATACAATTCGCACATTAGAACAGTTGTATAAAAATAAAAAATATTCGCATAAACGGATATGGCAAGTTGGGATGATATTATATGTTAGATTAAAAGTAATTAAGAAGATAAAGCCTACCCAATACGCTTTAGCTTCAAAATATTTTAAGTTTCTAAAGCATCGGACAACACTTCAAAATGATGACAGATATAAACTTAATTTCTGCGATTCTTCCGTGTCTTGTTAGGCTTATTATTAGTCTTGTTATTAGTCTTTGCCGTTTTATTTGTATTTTTCAAGTAAGTAAAATTTCTATTGCTCAAGACTTTTTTGGTATTAAAAGCCTTGATAGCAGTTAAATCAATATTGAAATCCTTCACTAAGTGCTTCATAGTGCGAATTACAGCTCCATGAACACGAAGTAGATCCTCCTTGTGCGCAGAATATTTAGGATCATTAACAAGTTCATAGAGTGCGTCTTTCAGATAAGCCATACCATTAACTGTGCTCATAGCGTAACTGTACTGAAGATCAGGATCTTCAACAGAAACAATACGACCTACATGCTCAAGTTCTGAATTAGCCCACTCTAAAACGCCCCGTACTGTCGGATGATATTCTCTAGGGGCTGCCATTTCTACTTCAGTATTACTTTTTTTTCATCTTAGGCCACTGCGAACCAGGTGCGTCATAAGAGCGTTTAAATTCAATATCATTTAAGAACCATCGCTTTCCACCTACACGACGAGCATCCATCAATCGGCAAATGAATTCCAAATATATACAGAGTGTGGATTGCTTCATATCTGATGTTTCCTCAATAAAACTTTTACGAGCAGCGGATTTCTTTTCCGCAGCGACCGCCGCTACAGGATACATAACTCGTAAAAGGTCAGTATCTCCGTATGTTTCCACAGCTTTGCGTAGAGTTCGGATTCTTTCCAGATGCGGCTCTTTTTTACTATCACCAGAACAGTCTTTTCCATCAGTTATAGCACCACCCGGCGTATTTTCAACCGTCTTCGCAAACAAGACATTCTGTGCTGGTTTAGCAACTAGAAATCCAAAGAGATTTCCACAACGCCGAGCAATCTCAACAATGGGTGCTCCCGCACGACCTTCACTTTCAGAAGCATCTGTTGTCGCAGCTTCAATAAAAGGAGCCAAGCTGCTGGGGCATGCTGTAGGTGTCATTTGTCCAGTTCTCTTGCAGAATGTATCAATTCGATTATTTTTAATATCTAATAGGAAATACCCATTAATATCTTCTGTTTTAAATGTATTTTTCAATATGACAGGCGTAAATTCACTTAAATTTCCAGTTAATTTTCCAATTATATATCGGTCATAAATTCGTTTCTTTGTATTGTAAGAGTAAAAATGATCCCAACCAAAGCCCAATAAAACTTGTTTTGTTTCTACAAGTTCTTTAAAACGAAATGCGATAATTCCTAATTCATCTAATCCTTTCATTTTTGCTTTTAGATCCGCAGATACAGGTAATTTAAATGGGTCAGTTTGTATATACACGCCTTTAACTAAGTCCAACCATTCAATCGGTGATTCTGGTCCTGCTGGGAGACTTCTTGATAATGATGTAGTTGTTCTACTCGTTGCTACACTTCCAGCATCTTCCGGAGTCTCTTCACCTGCTCCAGCAGCAAGAGCCGCAGCAACACTACTTGGTCGTGTACCACTCGGTCGCGAGGTGCGTGCGCGGTCATCACTATCCTGCGTAAAAGGTCCAACTGGAGGAAGAATCTGTTTAGACCACAATTTTCCATCAATCGGGTCCGACCGTTTGTAGCGGAGTGCTAGAGGAATAGATGTATCTGTTATTTCACGCGGCTGAAAAATTACATATCCACCACGCAGGATTAAATACCCAGGCTGACCATTAGACCGCAATTCAAATGACCGATTATTAATAACCACGGAAAGAGCCTGTGTTAAGACTTCTGCAGGAAGTTCCTTGTAAAGTTGCCGGACTTCACTAACAGGCCAAAAAGGCTGAACTGAGAACATCTCCCGCAAAGAACTCTCCCTCAGCAAAATATAGGCCCGAGCATCACGAGCAGTAAATGTGCTCAAGTTCAAATCATCTTCTTTAACGGATTTAATATCTAACCGACACTGAAAAGAGCATTCTTGATAATCGCACATGCTAGAATTTGCCTTGTCTGCTAGTTGTATTTCCCCCAAATCCTTACCCTGCGCATCAATGTGACGCTGGGAGATATCACCTGTCAATAAAATTCCCTCATGATTAAGAGCACAATCCCACGCACCCATTTTAAGTTGACGCTGTACAAGGCCAATTGATTTAGCCTTTTGAACTGCTAAACGATAGCTGTACAAATCACTTGTCTCATAGTCCTCCAAAAATAAGCAATATAAATGAATTAAACAGTTGCGTTCTTCTGGTGGAAGCTGTCTATGCGAACAATAACGAACACCGCGACCAATCACCTGCTCAAGACGATTTAAATGGTACCATGGATCTAGCACATGGATTTCACGAATACACTTCAAATCCAAACCTTCACTTGCGATTTGACTACCAACTATGACTTTGACCCTTGAACCACGAGCAGTTGTTCCCACTGGTTCCGGGAAAGTCGTCGCATAAGCAACAGTTGCTCCAACATTATTAGGTGTATAATCGCTCGTTAGCAGCACATAATTTGCAGGTTGAAATCCAGGACATTCCTCCGATGAAAGAGGTCCGTGCTGCTTCCTAGGACACATCGCACATTGGCGCATAACAGGAGGCGACCCGCGCAGCAAAGGCACTGGTTCTCCAGTCGCATTCACTCGTGTATATCCGGCTCTTTCTAAGGCGATACACACGGGCAAAGCACCCGGTTGAACATAGCGGGAATAGATGAAATTAATCCCTTTGCTAGTTTTCACACTATCCAAAATCTTGGCAATCTTGGGTCCATGATTTGCTAATGCTGCCGGACCAAAAACATCATCAATGTTTATATCACTTCGCCACTCAACTGTTCTTTTATCTTCACGGAAATATTCTTCCCAACCTTCTTTTCCGAATCTTTCATTCGGATAGGTAAAATTTCCAATCTGTGCCCAAGCATCTAGCACATTCTTGCGGCGACCAATTTCCATAACATCATCTGCTACTACCGCATCTTCACCTTCCGCAACATTCATCTGAAATCGTGTTACCTTTTCACAAATTGAACCCGCCACTGGAGCAACTCGTTGAATGGGAAGTGCGGCTATTCCCTGCTGGATTTCTTCAGGCACATCAATGTCTTTACCGCCCTGTAAAGCAGACCTAGCAGGATAAGGAGCAACAGTTAGAGCATCATCATTCACTTCCGGATGAAGCCGAATCGGAAATGTAAAAGGATTTTCACCACGCATATAACTGACATAGCGCGTAGCAATATCCTTAATAATTTGCTCCGAATCTGCTTTCAAAAATCCTTTTCCATCAAATAATTCGCCTTTGAGTAAATCAATCTTTTTCTTGTCGTTTAAAATAAGCAAATTCAATAAAAAGAGAATCTCGGGTGCTGTATTAAACATGGGCGTCGCAGTCATTAATACTAATCGACATCCCTCAGTGTACATGAGGATATCCAGCAGAAGTGGAACAATGGCCTTTGCCTCTGCTCCTTCTTCTACCGCTTTTACATCCGGATTTTCTTCGGGGGCCAATTCATCCGTTGTCATTGTCTTTGGGTCCTGCCTTAAATTATGGGCTTCGTCAATTACAATTAATCCGTCATTAAAAAGTCTACGAAGAATTTCATGTTTACGACGCCGGATTTCATCCGCATCTTTAATTATAGAAGGAATGCCCGCAGTATAAGCCTTGTCAATAGATATTTTGAATGCCATATATCCCTTAATACTGTAGCGAGTTCGCTTGAGGTTTTCAATGCGGTACATAATTTTTTCTTTTTCCTCCAAATCATTCGCATGAGACAATTTCAAATAGGTTGTTCCAGTACACTGTGCTGAATACCATCCTTTATAAACATACCGACCAGGATCATCGGGAGTAGCACGGCGTAAAACTTCGGGGTCAAAAATTGTGCGTTTAAAGCCAGGAGCAATTGAACGGGGTACTATAATATAGGCACGCTTCATAGGTCGCTCTGCTAGAAAGTTTTCCGCAATTGAAATCGCAGATATAGTTTTTCCAACACCAACACCATGATATAAAAGTAGTCCAAGAAATGGCGTGCTAGGATTCATAAAACGACTAACAAGTCGTTGAATAGGAGATAATGTAAAGGCTTCATATGCTGCTAATGAGCAAGCATCGCCTTTCTCTGTTGTAGAAAAAGGCTGTGCCTTCGCATCATAAAATTCCTTTTTTTTTGTTAATTTCTCTGAAAATTCGGGGTCTTCAATATCGGGATAAAGACCCGCATCTTGTTCCCGCTGAGCAGTCCATTCAGTAGGAATAATACCTTCTCGTGTCATTACACGAGAAAGAGCAGTTTCAGCAGTCCCTGTTTCTTTTTTCTCAGCCCATTTACTGAGCACATCTTCGCGCCTTGATTGTAAAGCCATCCTCTAAGGTTACTTAATAAAATCGCCCAGTCTATTCATCCGCTGTTAATGAATTTAACCAAAAACAATAATTGCGTAAAATGGAAGAAACATGTAATAGTAATTCCTTCTTTTCAATATTATAAGGTCTAATATGTTCCATGGCCTCCTCTCCTGTAAACCACTGAATTGCGCCAATTTCGCGTTCTAACACAGAATCTCCCGCAACAATTACAGGATTAATCGCATCAAAACAGAACGCAATATAATATTTATGTCTATAATGAACTTTGTTAGAGCCAAAGAAACTCTCTTCAAGGGGAAAAATATTCCGACTTATAATAACCGAATCAAGAGGAAATCGGGTTTCTTCCCAGAATTCACGAATTGCGCATCGCATCTCTGATTCATTGGGTCCCCGCCTTCCTTTAGGAAATCCCCATTCAGGCTCTGACCATGATGTCCTAGAACCAGCAATAGCATCTGTTAGAATTGTTTTTTGTATTGTCTCAAACTTTATTCGCGAAGGCTCATACTCATGACGATACGGTTTACTGACTGGACCATTCCACAATTGTTCCCATAGCCGCGGATAGTCCCATTCTAGCAAACGCTGCCGCTCAAGCATACACGTCTGATCAACTAAAGTTTGAATATATGCCCGATCTTCAATATCATATTTTCCACGCAATAGTTCAATATATCCGAGACTATCTTTACGACGAATCATCAAAAAACGAAAATCCGCATCTTCTAATCCATTAATTGTAGTATCATTTGCTAGATTCTGGACAAAGTCCTCTTTTTTCATATTTAAGATTTGAATAAGAATTATTCCAAAACTTGTTATTGGCTCAACGCAGACTTTATAGTAGTGACCTGGTTTACCACAATTAGTACATACAATCGACATTTGAATCTAACCCTATAAAGAAAAGGGTATTGTGTGTTTAAATAGACTAGCATAAATTTCCCTTATAACATAGAGCAAATCGGATGCCTTTATCAATGCCGCCGGAAGTATGGGGTCCAATTTTCTGGGCAACAATTCACACAGTTGCTTTAGCATATCCCGACCAGCCGAGTTATCCTCAAAAACGAGCAGCAAAAGATTTCTACATGAGTTTGGTTGAACTTATACCGTGTCCTATCTGCCGGAAGCATTATGCTACACATTTGAAGTCTGCACCAATTGAACCATTCCTGGATAATCGCGCTGATTTAGTGGATTGGACTCTTAAACTCCATAACAAAGTTAATCTTGATTTGGGAAAACCAACAGTTACAAGAGAACAATTTATGAAAGCCTATGAAGAAATGTGTGACCGTGGTCTTCCCATTCCGCCATCGCCATTTATTCACAAGATTTATGAATCTGCTGATGAGCGTTCTTATTACAGAGGAGCAATTGCTGGAGGTGTAAGTGTTCTAGGTTTAACCGGTATAGGCATTGCACTATATAAAAGTTATTCATAAAAAACACATGTGAAGAATAGGGTATGCCTCCACCAAAGATTATTGAAGTTAAAGCCAGCATGTCTGATGAAGACTTTAAGACCAAATATGAAGGCACACATTTTGATGAGGACGCAGCTAAATTAATTATTCGCGAAGACTCGGATATCTATGGTTTAGAACCAGATGGAACACGCAGACTTCTAGCAAAATTTCGCCGAGGTGTGATTCCTGCCCCCATAGTCCAAAATGGCTGGGATTCATTCCGCACATTAGCAATGCCTGGTCGCAATCGCGGTGCTGCTGCGGGACCCATTGATTTTAATTCACCCTACTGGAAGAAACGCGACCCTATCAAAATAAAAGATGATAAAACTTCCAAGTGGGCAGTACGATACTATGTTAAAAATAAGGATAATAAAGACACAAAAAAGGTCAGCAAGATGCGGGTAAATAACTTAGTTGCTAGTGGCGTAATCGGATTCTATGAGGAAACACCCTTTATGAAGGCCGCCTGTCGTATGACTGTTTATACCCGCAGATATCTTCATTTATTCTTGAATGGATTACCATTCTTAAAAGCAATAGATAATCAGTTCAAAGCGTTAGTACCAAAGGAACATAGTCGGCAGTTAGAAGCAGTACAAGCAAAGAAGAATTATCAGATTCCCGGAACCGCTTTTAGTACTCTTACAGTGAATCTCAATTTCCGCACTGCTCTTCACAAAGACGACGGAGATTTTAAGGGCGGCTTCGGCAATTTATCTGTAATTGAATGGGGCAAATATCAAGGCGGTTATACATTATTTCCTCGTTTTGGCGTTGGTTTTGATGTACGAACAGGGGATTTTATTGCGATGGATGTTCATGAGTGGCATTGTAATACTCCGATGTATGAATCACCTGAGGATAAAGTCTATAATATGTCACTTCCCGATATTCGGTCACGAGATCCAACAACAGGTTTAATAGGCTCGGAAGCAAGATACCAACGTCTAACATTCGTCTGCTATTTCCGCGATCGTCTCCAGCAGTGTGATGAAGGAGAAACAGCCGAGTATTATGCTAGAAGCGGATTTGATGAGCAAGCAGAATTGGAAAAAGCTAAATCTAAACCCGTCAAAAGCCTCTTGCTACCACAGTATAATGATATTGATGATGTTGAACAATCTGCCTCAACATTTGCTAAAACATATCGTCAAAGAATACCTGGGGGTGGTACACGACGACTTCAAAACTTCATGTCAAGTTCTGAAAATCAAACAAAGAAACGAAAGAGAAATCATTCTTAAAGTATAGAATGTCCCAACGAAGCTGGCTTGTAGAAGTCGGTTTTATAATTTTCATTATCTCATCGTATGTGTATTTTTTATACCACGATGCTATAAATAGTGGACTACAAAATGTATACAAATTCGGTGCTTCCGCTATTACAGTTATTGTTGCGGCGACTGGTGTATATTATCTATATAAAAATCCCGATCAAGTTCCATCCCTTCTTACTAAGTTTCTTAAGAAAAAGGCATAAAGTAGGGAGACATGCAGAATATCAATCGTGATTTAACTGCTGCAGAATCATTATTCAAAAATGTATCTGGTCGTGGGACTGGTTTATTATCAAGAATTCCAAAGCCGTCATTATCTATGCCTGACCTGGGGTTTCCTCCAGCAAGTGAACCTGTTAAAAGAGTTCTTACTGTTGTTGGCTTAATAATCTTTATTATAATGGTCGGTTTCATCCTCTTATTTCTTGTAAATTCCTTTTTCCCCTTTACTGCTTTTTATGATAATGGTCTTTTGACATCACTTCCGAGTTCTAAAAGATATTGGACGAATTTAAAGATTCCCACAGGTGGCGACCCTCCCTCCGGACTTTATGTTAATAAAGAGGATAGCATTGCCAAGAGACCAACTAATTACAGTGTAATGTTTGACTTAAATATTAATAGTTCAAAGGCGCCTGGTATGGGCTCATATCGTCATATTCTTCACAGAGGCAGCGATGACTTTAACCAAGAAGTCGGCTCTGGAATGACACAGAAGGTAACTGGAAATACGAGCAGTGACGCAGCATTTGAAGCTTCCGCCGCAAGTGGCGCCGCTGCTGGAGGCATCCCTCTTCCTATTTACATGAACCCCGGTATTTTCCTTCATCCGTACCGCAATGACTTAATCTTCTTTTTTCAGACCGAAGCCGCTCAAAAGACAGTGGTGGGTTACGATGTTTTATATCTTGAAAGTCTGGCGTTGGACGATATCCCGCTTAGGGAATGGTTTCGCATAACAATTGTTCTAAATGGCACAATTGTTGATGTTTATAAAAACGGAGAACTCATGAAATCCATTATTCTAAAAGGTGAACCTCGTACTGTACCTGCTGATTGGTACGGACGCAGTGGACCTATGGCCGCATATGGTGTTCTTCAGAATATGAAAATCTGGAATGGAGCACTAAATCCTAAGCAGGTAAAAGATGCCGCAAGTATTGCGATGCCTGCGAAGATTGTATTAGCAGAGGCAAGTGAAGCATGTGAAGCATAAACGCCGTATATAACAGGATGGAACAGTCAATGACACCTATAGATGTAGCTAAATATGTTGGTGTTGCTGTCTTATTATTTGCTATCATTGGTGTAACCGCGATGTATTTACAGTATAGAAAAGTGGAAGGGAATCCTGGACCGTGGAAATTTACTCCGGCTGAATTTCCAATTGTTCTAACAGGTGTTCAATTAGGAACAGTTACTAAAGGAGCATATACACTTTCCAGTTATCTCTATATCGAAGGTTCAAAAGAGCAACGAGTAAATCCACAACCTCTCTGGAGATGGGGGATAAATGACCCTATTCGTAATGCTTATGCTACAATGCTAGCATCCTATATACCAGCAGAGGAAAAGATTCGTTTTGATTTTAGAACCGCGCCTACAGGCGATGAACACGCATCTGCTTCCGAGACTAATCTTAAGAAGATTGTATCTATTGATGTTACGAACATAAATCCTCATAAATGGTTTCATATAGCGATAGCAGTTGAAGGTCGTAGTATAGATATCTATGTGAATGGTCAACATTCTAATAGTATTCAATTACCCAATATTCTAAAACAGTCCACAGATGGTATACAAATGGTCGGAAATTCGGGAATCCTGGGCAAGATGGCATTGTGGAATGTGACAGAGGGTCGTCTATCAGATAAAGAAGTTTTATCACAGTACAAGAGCACATCCGATATATCGGGCCCTCTTTTACCTGTTGATTATTCATTTGTATTTAAATTTCCAAATCTGAACTTCTGTCCTGGAATGCCCTGGTGCGAGGAGCTTAAGGGCGATTGTAAAACCTATGTAAAATACGAATACGCTTAGCAAAGTTTACCCAGTTTTTGTATTTGCTATTCTTAGAGAATGAACAATGCTAGAGCAGCTCTTTCAGGTGCGGGTGGCGGAAGTTTAACAACAAATGTCATCTATGTTCTTGTGTCATTTGTAATTGTTTATGCGGTCTATCGCCTTGTTTATCCGCAGAAGGACCCTCGTGAGGCTCTAGTATTAGAGTTTAACGATGGTGCTACTGCTCAATCAAAGACAACTGATACTGATCAAGACAACTTACCGCTCCTCTTTACGGGTGGAGAATGTACTCTGGCCTGGTGGATGTATGTAAGTGACTTCGAAGTTCGTTCCGGACGCATGAAGCATGTAGTTACATTGAAGGGAGCGGGAGCGAACTATAACTCAATCGTCTGCGGTATTTACCCCCTTGAGAACAAGCTCATGATTCGTGTTCGCACGGCCGGTACAAATACCCCCAGTGGCGTTGGAGCAACTGCGGCGAACACAGTTACAACTTCTGGCACTGAGTACACTGATACAACTGCTTACACCAATCTCTTCGGTCCCCAAAATGCTGGCATGAAAGATTTCATGAATACAGTCAACTACCCGCTGTGCGACTTACCTGAGTTTGACCTTCAGCGCTGGGTACATGTAAATGTTGTTGTAAACGGTCGTATTTGCGACGTATATCTGGATGGTAAGTTGAGCCGTAGCTGTATGTTGGACAATGTGATCCAGTTCCCTAAGGCGGTTGGTTCTGCTGGTATCACAGTGGACGCCTGCCAGTTCGGCGGATTTGGCGGTGCTTTGAGCAAGGTTCAGCTCTTTAGCTATGCCATCACGCCTGACCGCGCCTACTCTCTCTACCAGGCCGGCCCTACCCTGAAGAGCAACACCTTAGTTGACCGACTCCTGGCCCTCTTTGGAATCAATCTAACTTACAGTGCCTACAAGGTGACTGCGCCCCAATCCTCCTGCTCAAGCTCAAAGAGTGTCAATGTGCCCGGTACAGTCGCGAATGCCCTGGATTCTGCGGGCTTGACCACCAGTGGTACATTAGGTAATATACTGTCAAATCCCATGGCCGCTGCGGGTGGACAATAAATAGTACAACCGATATATAATTTCGCACAGTTATACTGTCTGAAATTATTACACCTAAGATAGAGAAGAGATATGGATGCCATAATGCCCAATATTGTTGGTACTGGCACTTTAGATCAAGTTCTACAGGCGGTTATTGTAGTTCTCTTCATGTATGTATTTCTTTCTATTCTCAACAACCTGGGAATACTTTATAATACATGGCTGGAAATGAACACGGTCTTACAGCCTGATACGACAACATCTAGCGACACATACACTCAAGAGCCCAATTTGGATTCATCCAAGACTTGTTTTATGAGCCGAAATGAAGTAAATGGCACAGAATTCACATACTCGGTATTCTTAAATTTCCGTAATTCAAACTTCAGCAAGGAGCAGAATAGTCTTCGCCACGTCTTCCACAAGGGTTCGCCGCCGCCGGATGCTTACCCGCTAATTGCTCCTGGAGTGTATACTCTGAGTGATAAAAATACTCTCCGTGTCTACTTTGGTTCTGCTGATAAGTGGGATAACTTTGTTGAAGTTCCGAATATTCCGGTGGAGAAGTGGTTTCACTTAGTCATCTCATGTAAGGGCCGCAGCATAGATGTCTATATCAACGGCAATGTAATCCAGCGTATGAATCTATCCTCAGTACCCAAGCTCAACTTCGGTGATGTCTATGCTTTCCAGAATATTTCAAATGAGGACAATCGCATTGATGTTGCGCCTGATAGTCGCTACAATGTGAATGGAAAGGCAGATGGTATGATCAGCCGTTTCAACTACTTCGCGTACGCCTTATCATATTCGGAGATTGACTCATTATACAGACAGGGACCCTCATCCAAGATTGTCAGTGCGCAGAACCAAATCCCGCCCTATATGGCAGACGCCTGGTGGGTACAGAGTTACCAAGGCATGTAAATACTAAACTCCAGTATCTAATTTCAAAACCCTGAATCTACGAGATTCATAGTTTAAGAAGTTCTATATATTCCTTACAGATAAAACAGAGATGCCCGGTGGCTTAATACCTTTAGTTTCATTTGGTCGCCAGAATATTGTTATAAACGGTAATCCACAGGTAACTTATTTTTACAAGACATTCAAACGGCATTCCCACTTTAGCGAAGAGAATATTACAATTCCACTTGATGGCCCTCAAGAATTGAATTTGGATATGCCTATACGCGTTCGTACTAAAGTTCAGCGTTTCGCTGACTTGGTACGAGGTATTTCTTTGCGTGTGCGTATTCCTGATATCTATAGTAAAATCGTAGCGGGGAGACCAAATCCTCATCAATTCCAGTGGGTTCATCAACTAGGTTCTCAACTTATTCAGTCAATCGCTATCTTTGTTGGAGGCTCAAAAATCCAATAATTTACCGTCGAATGGTTAGCAATTCGTGCTCAACTAGATTACAACACCGACCATTACAGTAAATGGCGTATTCTAGTGGGCGATACTCCGGAAATGAATGATCCAGCAAATGGAGTCTACGCCGCAACAACAGGCAAAACATATCCAAATGTAATACAAGCATATACTGGTGTTAATCCAACTAATCCTCAAGCAAATAATCCTAGTATTCCCGGTCGCTACCTGCTTATTCCGCTACCTTTCTGGTTCAGTGAAGGTCTTGGAAACTCTTTGCCCTTAATTGCCTTACAGTATCATGAAGTAGAAATCCAAGTTACATTCCAGCCTCTTCGTAATATTTATACTATAGCCGATGACCAAGGATTTCGTGTTCGTTATGGATATCAGAATGT